AGAAGCCTCCGCTCGTAGCTCCGCTGACACAACCCTCGACGGAAAGATCACAACGGAAAAAAATCGCGTTGACGCGATCCTTTCAGCCGCTGATGCCGACAAGGACAGCTTCGCCGAGATCGTCAGCTTGATCAATTCGGTCGACACGACCAACGATTCCGCATTCGCCGGTTATGTGACCAGCAACAACGCCGCACTCGCAGCCGAAGTTTCGAGCCGTGCAGCCGGTGATGCAACGCTGACCACCGCGCTTGGCGTGACCAACACAGCCGCCACAGCATTGGCCGGTAGAGTCACAGCAGCCGAGGCAGACATCAACACCGAAGAGTCCGCACGCGCAGCCGCCGACACGACTCTTCAGTCAAATATCACGGCCGAGGCCAGCTCGAGAGCCAGCGGAGACTCGACACTTCAGTCAAATATCACAAGCGAGGCCAGCACGAGAGCCAGCGCTGATACCAGCCTTCAGACGAACATCACAAGCGAGGCAACAGCCCGCGCCAGTGCAGACGACGCACTCGACGCACGCATCGACGCCCTCGAGGCCAGCATCGACGGCGGCACCTACTAACCAACCAACCCCGGCGGGGCGCTCCATAGCGCCTCGCCACGCGGGGGTCTCCACCGCGAAATAAACAAGCCCTATGGCCACACAAATCATACCCAAAAAATCCTCCGTCCTTGGCAAGATCCCACTCGCTGGCGATCTCGCAGTCGGAGAACTAGTGCAAAACCTCGCCGACCATTGCCTCTACTCAAAAGACGCAAGCGGCAATGTCTTCCGCATCGGCACTCGTCCCGTGCCAGATAAAGTCGAAGTTTTCGACATCATCGGCTCAAACCTTTTCTACGGCAAACTCGCCTACGCCGATTTCCCAAACAGCGGCAGCATCTACGACTCGGCCCTCTGGGACATCTCCCGCACCACCACCGACGCCGCTGGCGAAGTCACCGAAGAAGCCAGCGCCACCGGAGCGTGGTCGAACAAAACCCAACTCCAATTTTCTTAAACCCAAAAAATCCAAACACCATGATCGCTACCAATCCCATCCAAATCGACGGCAAAACCTACCCGAAATTCTCGCTTAACCTCGCCATCACGGGCCGGTATGAGAGCGACGGCAGCCAGAACGCTTGCATTAACCTACTCCTCACCCCCACACGCATTGAGGCGGGGGAGGTCATCACCGCGCCAGAAGCGTCAATCAGTCTCCTTCGCGGGAGTTTGAACGAGGTCACTGACCCCGCAGAGCAAGCCGCCATCGGTGCGATCCAAGCCGCGCTTCAAAACCTCCTCGCCGCGAAAGGACTCTAAGCCATGGCACTCATCGTATCTGCCGCAACAGGCAATTTTAACGCAGGAGCAACTTGGGTCGGAGGGGTCGTTCCGACCATTGGCGACGAAGCGCAGGCCGCGACAGGTCACACGATCACCATCACGGCTAATACAACCTGCGATCTTATCAGCAACGCAGGCTCTGGCATTTTCACACTGAACGATGGCGTCACGCTCACAGCCAATGTCACAAATAAAACGGCAACCCTTTCACGCGCCTGTATGCAATTTACAGGGTCCGCGCCTGCCAGTGCAACAATCGTCGGAAATGTAACGAGCGGGCCAGCGGCCAGCACGCTTGGTATTAACAATGTTAGCACTGGCACTGTCAATATTACTGGGAATGTGACAGGCGGTAGTGGGAATTCTTCCTATGGCGTTTACAATTCAGCCACAGGCACTTTTCTCATCACCGGAAATGTCGTAGGAGGAAGTGCAACAGGGGCCAGCGGTTTGCAGGGGCAAGGGAACGGCACAATTACAATAACTGGAAATGTGATAGCCGCGAATGGAACAGGCGTAACCAATATCGGTTCCGGAACGGTTACAATAACTGGAAATTCCACCGGTGCAGCAGTTGCGGGCGTTAATAACTCCTCAAGTGGCACCATTACAATAAACGGAATTGCCACAGGCGGAAGCGCAGGCGTCGGCGTCAACAATGCTTCGACGGGAGTTGTCAATCTGAGTCGCGCAAAAGGTAACACCTACGGACCTGGTAACACCTCTGGCTTGGTTGCGACTGCTGGAGCCTCAAATGCTGGCCTCGGGGTCATAGAAATTCAACAGCTTGAATACGGCACATTCGGAATGTCGCCAACCAGCGGCACAGGCATCCGCCTCAAAAAACTCACAAGCAATGTCGCCGTCTTTAATTACTGCGACACCGCAGGCGCGAAAACCCTCATCGACGCCACGCAAAACGCCGCGATGCCAGCCGCCACCGATGTCCGCAACGGCGTGAGCTACGCCAGCGGCGCCTTGACGGGATCGGCATTTATACCAGCCGCCTCCAGTGTGGCAAGCGGAGTCCCCGTAGGGTCCGGCACTGGCACGGCAATTCTCACCGCAGCCGCGATCCGCGCCGAGTTAGCAGTGGAGTTAGCCCGCATTGACGCCGCCGTCTCCAGCGCAGGCAACGCTCCGACCGTCGCCCAAATCCGCAGCGAAATGGATTCCAACTCCACAAAACTGGCTAACCTCGACGCAACGGTCAGCAGTCGCCTCGCGCCATCCGGAACGCTTGCCACGGTTACAACCCTGACCAACGCGCCAACCGTGCCAACCGCATCGGCAATAGCCACACAGGTGAGATCGGAGCTTTCGGTTGAGCTTGGACGAGTGGACGCCGCCGTGAGCACACGCCTCGCAAGCTCGGCCTACAGCGCCGCGCCGACAACAGCACAAATCGCAACCGCCGTCGAAGGTAGCCTCCTCAACGAAGCCGACGGTTCAGCCGTCCTCAACGCCATCGTCGGCGCGATCGGAAATACGAACCTCTCGGAAGTCTCGCTCGTCGCCGCAGTACGTGCCGACCTCGAGCGCGTCGGTGGCAAAATCGACAGCATCCCAGCCGCACCGACAGCAGCCGCCAACGCGACTGCCGTGTGGGCCAGCGCCTCGAAGACGATCACCGGCGGCACCGTGGACACGCTGACCAACTCGCCATCCGTGCCGAGTGCGGCAAGCATAGCCTCGGCCACAAGAACCGAGCTCGCCGTGGAGCTGGCCCGAGTGGATGTTGCGACAAGCACACGCCTCGCAGGCAGCGCCTACACCGCGCCAGCGAACTCGGACATCACGGCCATAAAAGCTAAATCCGACTTGTTAAACACGGACCGCCTTGCAAACGTGGCCACGACGGCCATCGTCGGCAACCTCATCGCCCAGGCTAATTCCTAAATGCAAAAGGAAATCCTCGAGCTAACGAACTACGCCAGCGGTCAAAGCGACCGCTGGCTCTTCGTCTGCCTCCTCGTCATCGGCCTCGCGGCCGTATTCACCCTGTTCCGCTATTTCACCGGACGCCTCGACGTCCTCCAGACCCGAATGGACAAACAGACTGAGGAGTTTGTGGAGCACTTGAAAACAGCCAACAGCGAAATGCTCTCCGTCATCGCATCCGCCCGCAGCGTCATCGAAAGAGTGGAGCGGAAACTTGACACGCGGCCCCAATAGTTATGTTCATCCTACTTAAAATCATCGATTCGCTGTCACAGAACTCAACGTGGAGGGGTTTAATTTTAATATGCACGGCATTGGGTTGCCAGTGGTCTCCAGAGTTCCAGAACCAAATCGTGGCAACGGGCCTCGGATTAACGGGATTAATAAACGTCATCCGCAAAGGCAAATGAGACCCCGCCGGATCGCGCTGTTGATGGTTCTCCTGTCATTTGTATTCCTCGGCATGGCCTTCTTGACCAGTTGCGTCAACGTGCCGATCCCGCCCTTCGGTGAGCGCATCGGCGAGCTCGGAAACCTCCAGCTCGCCCTCTCCGCAAAATACATTCCACACACGCCACCAGAATCGCCCGGCGACAACGCCATCGCCTTCGCCTGGTCAAAATACGGCGAAGCAAAACTCCTCCGCGACAAATGATCAAATGAACCTAGACGAACGATCCGAGCGCAACCTCTCGACCCTCCACCCGGATCTGTACGCCCGCGCCGCCTCCTTTATCCTCGCCGCCAAAAAGCTCGCCGCCCCGCTCAACCTCGACGTCAAATGCATTTGCGGCCTCCGCACATGGGCCGAGCAGGACGCCCTCTACGCCAAAGGCCGCACCACGCCGGGCCCTAGGGTCAGCAACGCCGTCGGCGGGGCCTCCATGCACAACTACTCGCTGGCCCTCGATGTCGCCGTATTTTCAAAAGACGGCAAGACCTACCACGGAGACCACGCATTCTATCGCGAGCTCGGACCCCTCGGCGAATCGCTCGGATTCGAGTGGGGAGGCCGTTGGAAATTCAACGACGAACCGCACTACCAACTCCGACCGAAGTGGGCAACCGGCATGACCGAGCGCGACATGCTCGCCACCCTCCGCAACCGCGTCTCCAAAAAAATCGACGTTCTGGCGTAGAAAAAAGAGCCAAAAACGCAACGCCCGCGCAACGCTCTTGTAAGTTGCTAATAATCAGCACCCATTTTTCGATTCGTAATCGATAGGTCACGAGTTCGAGTCTCGTCGTCGGCTCTCCTCTCTACAGCCCCTCAAACCGCTTCAGCATTGGTTGTGCGGGTTTTCTTTGATTGCCTTTGAAACTTGTTGAAAGTTGCCCTAAATGGCTTAAAATGCCATTATGGACGCAACGGACGCAACACGACGCAACAGGCCGGTAATCACCATCAGGGAGGCCACGGTGCGAGGGCAAGCCCGCCACGTTGTTTTCTCGCGCATTGGAGGTAAAGAGAAACGCACGTTCTTTAATACGCGCCTCGAGGCACGACTTCACCGCGATGCGCTGGCCGAGAAATTAGAGACCGGAGGCACGGACGCCTTCAAGGAATCTTCGGGGCTTACGGTCGAGAAAGCGTGGAAGGAATTTACCCTGGTGCGGATGCCGAAGCTCAAGGAGGGCAACCATACTCGGCTCCTCAATTGGTGGTGGGGGCATTTCGTTGAGAAATACGGCACGATGGGTTGCAATGACATCAAGCCGGTTCACATTGAGTCTTTTCTGTCTCGCCCAAGTTGGTGCGGGACTACGGCGCAACAGGGTTTCGTTTATCTTCGCCTAGTGTGGAACTGGCTTGTGCGCTACGAGCTCGCAGCGGTCAATCCCGTGCTGAAGATCGACTCGCCGAAGGCCGCGCCGGAGCACCACCTTTTGACCATGCCGCAGATTAAGCGCCTACTCGCCCTTACGGAAAAAAACAACCGCCTGCGGGCTTGGCTCGTCCTTGGATTGTTCGGGGGCATGCGGATCTCGGAGGTCGGGCGATGCCTGCCGAAGCACATCGAGGCAGAGGAAATATTTGTGCCAATTCGGAAATCCACCGACCCCAAGCCTCGCCCGAGATTCGTCCCGATCCAGCCGGCGCTACTTCGACACCTTCCGAAAAAATGGGACTGCCTAGAGGAAGGGTTCATCAAGCGGGACCGCACGGAGCTATCCAATGAGATGGGGTGGGCCGAGTGGCCGCAAAACTGCCTGAGACATACCTCGGCCTCCATGCACCGAGGTATGTGGCAGGACAGCAGCAAAACCGCTTATTTCCTCGGTCATTCATCCCCGCGCATGGTCGAAGAAAAGTATGCTAGGGGAGTTCGTCAAAGCGAAGCTAAAGCGTTCTGGGCTTTGTAAGGTAATTAAAGTGAGCAAGTTACCCACCCCCCCCCCCCCCCCCATCAGCTCCGTCTTTGCATGGGTAAGATTCTGAACACGAGTGGTCTTCGCTGGTTGTTAGGTCGATGATCTTTCCTAGCCAGCCTTGCGGGAGCTCCGGGAAGTCCGAGTTGATAATCCAGTAGCGGAACTCTCGGACAGTTTCAGGGCATTGGCACCAACACGAACTGAGGGGTTCGACTTTCCCGATTCGGATTCCGTGCGTTGCAATTCCATAAGGGCATGCTCAACGATGGATGAAAATGTGGCTTTCGCCCAAGGGGTATTTTCCTTGGTTTGATCCATTTTATTTTGCACCCATTCGTGCAGCTCTATCGGGAGCGAGACGTTCTGAGTTTTGATTGTTTTCATGAAAAAACGATAGCACCATTGTCAATAATAGCAAGATTGCAAAATTTATTTTGCCCCGTAGAGCTAGCGTTCATGCGTATGTCAACTAAAAAATAAAACTTCGGCATAGGGTGTTTTACTAATTGTATTGCCAATAATGGCAAGATTGGCAATGTTGCTGTCATGAGCAAAACGAAGTTCAAAGCGGTCAACATCAGCCTGCCTCCTGAGGTATGGGCTTACGTTGAAAAGCGCGCCGAAAATAATGGAATGAGAATCCCTGTGAGCAGGGTCATCTCACAAGCAATCAGCCAACTTGCAGCTAAGGAACGGAGGGCCTCCAAATGATCGACTCAACCGCTATGGCCGCTCGCCTCGGAGTGGCAAAATACACCATCGAGGAATGGGCTAGAAAAAGCCGCATACCGGCATTTAAAGTTGGAAGATGGTGGAGGTTTGACGAAGCCGAAGTCACCAAGGCTCTCAAGCTCGACGGAAACGACCTCAGCCGCGCAATCGGGAGGGCAAAATGATCGACCTCCACGACCCACAAACTATCTGCCGATCCATCGGCTATTTTCTGGATTTTCTCGTTATCTTTGTGCCGCCGGTGGCGCTCGCATTTACAGCCTGGAGGATCGCCCGATGAGCGCCGCCGACTGGGACGCAATCCTCGCCAATCGCGACAAGGCTGAGGCCCTTCCTGAGACCGACTGGACTACGGAGACACCCGAGACCGAGGCCGCTGTGAAAGCTTCCGGCTCAACATTCGGCATCCCGCTCCGCGAGACCAGCCGGCGCCTCGAGCGCCAGCGCAACGGACTCTATCAACTCCTCAACCGGAGAGCCGGACAATGAGCGACACCACAGCCCTTATCTCAGCCACTCTCATCATGGCGAGCCTCTACATCACCTTCCAACTCGGCATCGAGTGCGAACGCGAAAGAGCACGCCAAGCCCGCCGCAAGAAATTCGACCAGGACAACCACGACTCCGCCAACCACGACGATTTTGACTGAGGCCCTCGTCACCTACCTTTCTGCGGCGCTCTTGTTCGGAGTTTACATCACGTGGCTCATGTCCGACGAGCACCAAGACTGATTTTCCCACCCAAAACAAAAAGTGGCCCCGCCGGACGGCAATCCGACGGAGCCGGTAGTTAAACCCTCGAAAAAAGGAAAAACCAAAAAATGAGTAACGAAATAGCGGTGATCCCGCAAGTGAAACCCTCCGCGCTGGCCGTCATGGCCGGACGCATCAATGTCGAGCCATCAAAGCTCCACAGCACCCTTAAAAACACCGTCTTTAAAGGCGCGACCGATGATGAGCTCCTCGCCCTGGTGGTGACGGCGAACACCTACGAACTCAACCCTCTCTTAAAAGAGCTCTACGCTTTCCCGAAAAAGGGCGGTGGTATCGCTCCTATGGTCGGAGTGGATGGTTGGATCAAGATCGCCAACCGCCAACCGAATTTTGACGGGATGGACGTGGAGGTTTATGGAGACGGCAAGACGCCAACTCACGCGACCGGCACCATCTACCTCAAGGACCGCTCGCACCCTGTCCGCGTGACTGAGTATTTTGAGGAGTGCAAGCGTGGCACCGAGCCGTGGAATCAAATGCCGCGGCGCATGCTTCGCAACAAGGCGATCATTCAATCCATCCGCCTCGCCTTTGGCGTGTCCGGTATTCACGACGAGGACGAGGCGCGAGACATTGGCGGTCGCCAGGCGCAAGCGCCAACCTACGAGAAGCCAGTTTTCAAGGCCCGCGTGATCGACCCCGAGGACAACATCCCCATGCTGCCAGACCCTCGCCTACTGGACGCCGTGCCAGCATTCACGCCCGACACGCCCCAGAAGCAACTGCAAGCCGCCATTGCCGACGCTGGCGTGCTCGAGGGTGCATTTATAAAGCAACTCAAGGCCATCGCTCCGGCGCTGATTGGTAAGGCCAAGACCATCACCGAGCTTTCAGACGATGCCGCTGAAAAGGCGCTCGCCGAGATCCACAGCATCCTCGCCGAGGAGGTCGCCGAATGAGCGCCTTTATCGACTCACAGGAAGGCGTTTATTTTGACCTCGACGAGCAGACATATCGTGCCGCCACGGGGATCAACATCAGCTCCCTCAAGAATATCAACCGCTCGCCGGCGCACTACCTAGCCAAGCTCACGGAGGTGAGGCCCGAGCCCACCCCTGCGTTGGTATTCGGAACGCTCCTCCACCGCGCCGCCCTCGAGCCTCACAAGCTCGGCGGTAGCTTCGCGGTGAAGCCCGAGGGAATGTCCTTCGTTTCCAAGGAAGGCAAAGCATGGCGAGACGCGCAGACGCTCCCGATCATCACCGAGGAGCAGAACGTCGCCCTCGCCGGTGCCGCCGCATCCGTGGCAGCACACCCAGCCGCCGCAGCGATCCTAGCCGACGCCAAGCGCGAGGTAAGCGTTTTCCGCCACATTACTCGTAGCAACCCAGAAGGCCTCCTCCTCAAGGGCCGGCTGGATATTGTCGCCACCGACTCCCACGGATCGACCACGATAGCAGACATCAAGACGACCGAAGACGCCTCCCCCGAGGCGTTTTCCAAGACTATCGCTCAATATGGCTACGCACAGCAAGCCGCCCACTACCTCGACCTCCTCGGAGCCACCCACTTCGTTTTTATCGCGGTGGAAAAAACGGCACCCTACGCCGTTGGCGTCTATTGCCTAGACCCTGCCAGCGTGGCTATGGGCCGCGAGCGCAACCTCCGCAACCTCGATCTCCTCGAGTCCTGCCAATCCTCCGGTCACTGGCCGGCCTACTCCTCCGAAATCGAAACCATCAGCCTGCCCGCCTGGGCGAAGTAATCATGATCAAAGCCAACATCAACGTCACAAAAATCGATAAGTCCCACCTCCACAAGGGAGAAAAGGGAACCTACCTCGGCCTCACCTTCATGGACAACCGAGACGGCACCGACCAATACGGAAACGATGGGTTCATCGTCCAAGACATCCCACAAGCCGCCCGCGAATCCGGCGAACGTGGCCCCATCGTCGGCAACTGGAAGACGCTCAAGCCAAAAGCCCAAGCGCCTGCACCCCAACCGAAGCCCAAACAACTCGACGAAGACGGCGACGAAATCCCGTTCTGAGCCTTTCCTCGCTGAATAAGCAGGGGATCAAGGGGGGCCGCGCAATCCCAAAAAACGCGGAATTTTTAAAACAATGCTACCTGACATCACCCTCCGCCTAGTCATCTGCGCGAACGATTGCCCGATAGGGCCGCGCCTCGAGCGTGGCGTGCCGTTGCCTCCCTACCGGCACACCTACGCCCTCGATGAGCAACCCCAAGCGGAGGCGGATCTCGAACTCATCCGCGATTACGTCCAGCGGAACCATTTAAACAACAAAAGGAAGAAATGATCTTATCACCCGACTTTCCAGACCATTACAAAACCAAGATTCTGCTCAAGATGGCAGGCCACGCCGGCGTCTTCTCTCTCATTAAACTCTGGGCGCAATGCCAATTCAGGCGCACAGAACGAATCGAGAAGCCAGCCGAGATCGTGGCCGCGATAGCCGATTGGGAAGGGGACGCGGATCACCTCGAAACGGCGCTCATCGAAAGCGGATTCGCCAGGCGTGATGGGGACACCTTCATCCTGCACCAATGGGAGGACCAAAACAAGAAACT